GACTAATAAATAAAGGTAGAAAATTTAGACAGTCTGAAGGGTATATCTTAATTTATATTCCTGATCACCCCTTTAATCATAATGGTTATGTCTATGAACACCGCCTTGTTATGGAAAAGAAACTTGGAAGGTATCTTAAATCTGAAGAACAAATTCACCATATAAACGGTATTAAAGACGACAATCGTAAAGAAAATATTGCACTTTTAGAAAACGGAGAACATCAAAAATTACATCATTTTTTAAGAAGATGGGTAGTAATTTTAATCATAGTGGTGTTGTCCTTTTCTAATGCCTTTGCTTATACCGATTCCCAACTCGCCAATGCAATCTTTAAAGCAGAAAACAGCAAATCCCACCCTTACGGCATAATGATTAAATGTAAAAATCCTCGGCAAGTTTGTCTTAATACAATTCGCCACGCAAGACAACGGTGGAATGGTAAGGGTGATTTTATCGTATTTCTTGGTAAGACCTATTCTCCACCTGATATAAATCCTAATTGGGTGAGATTAGTTAAATATTTCTTACAAAAGGAGGTGATATATGACAATCGTTAAGTCAGGATATTCCGGTGGTTCAGGCAACAGTGTTGCCAATTACCATTGGCAAGTAGTGGTATGTGATGAGTGCAACGGCGAGGGTGAGGTGTATGCCGATACAGATGAATTGAAAGAATATGTCATTAACCAATTCTATGGAGAAAAGGGCATATTCAAAAAGGCACTTCAGCTATGGCACTTGTTAAGAAAGACAGAAATGCTACCTTGCCGGGAGTGTGGAGGAAAGGGAAAGTGGGAAAGATGGTATTAAGCCAAAAGATATGCAAGGCAATGTATGAAAAGGACAACTGGTCAGTCAGGATATGCGAGGCGTTTTGCTCTAAAGCTAAGCGATTAAGATGTTCTTTCTTGAACTTAAGGATTATGGAAGAAGCAAACCGGGAGGAGGTGAGATAAATGTGCGATACGAATGTATGCATCCGCAAAAATCAAGCAAAGTTCCATACCATAAGGCTTTGACACATTGCCTTAAGAAACGATGTCAGTTATTGAAGATAAACATTAGCAGAAAAAGGAGAAGATAAAATGGACGAACATAAAGATATACTCGCAATACAACCGCAAGATGAAAGAGAAGTTTTGCATATTGAAGAAGGCATTGAGTTAGTAATTGCCAATGCCGAGAAACAGGTCAAGGTTCTGGAGAAGATTTTGCAGATAGCCATATCTCGAACCAACTCGTATGACTGGATAGATCAGATGGGTAAACCCTATCTTACCTGTTCAGGTGCGGAGAAACTCATGCCGTTATTCGGGGTAAACCTCAATAATACTTCTTATGACAAGAGGTATTCTACCGACGAGAAAGGAAGTTACTATATCTACCAGTATAAAGGCACTTTCTCCTGGAAGGGTGGCTCTATTGAGGCAATCGGGGCTTGCTCAAGCAGGGATAAGTTCTTTGCATGGGATAGCAAAGCGCAGGCGTTTAAGCCTCTCCATGATGTTGACGAAACGAACATTATGAAGGCCGCCTATACCAACATGATGGTCAACGGCGTAACCCGCCTCTTAGGTATCCGCAACCTCACCTGGACACAGTTAGAGGGTTATGGTGTAAGCAAAGAGAAGGCCGCGCGGGTTGAATACAAGAACGGAAACGCCGGTAGTAACTTGAACATAATCTCCGAACCTCAACAGAAACGCCTCTATGCTATTGGCAAGTCATCGGGGATGCCGGAACAGGAGTTCAAAGAGTGGTTATTCAAGACCTATGCCATTACCACTACGAAGGAAATAAAGAGAGAATTTTATGAGGACATCTGCACTCATGTCCAGAATTACAAAGGTGGTGATTAAGATGGTAGATATAATCAAACAAATAGATGCTTACAAAGCATCTAAGTTAAAAATCTACCCTTGCCATTCAAACCGCGCCTCCGCGTTGGGTGATGAGTGTGAACGCAAGTTGACCTATATGCGAACCTCCTGGGATAAACAACTTATGCCCGATACTGATCTCCAATATATCTTTGACGAAGGCAACAACCAGGAAAAGATGCTGATGAACGACTTGCGCGAGAGTGGCATTGAGATCACCGAGCAACAGAGGCCGTTTAACTGGCCTGAATACCAGATTTCAGGGATGATTGACGGCAATATCTCTAATGAAACAGGTAAATATCCCTTAGAGATAAAGTCTATGTCCCCATATATTTGGCAGAGTATTAACTCAGCAGAGGATTTAAAGAAATATCCCTGGACGAAGAAATATGTTGCCCAAATGGTGCTTTATCTACTGATGGGTAACTGTGAAATGGGGATATTCCTGTTTAAGAATAAGTCAACCGGCAAGATCAAGCAGTTAAATATCAACCTGCATGACTACCTTGATTTAGGGGAGTCATTACTTCAAAGAGCCAAACGAATAAACGAACATATCAAGATTGGAACATACCCGGACAAGATCAATGTCTTTAAGGCGTGTTCTGATTGTCCGTTTAGGCATCTGTGTTTGCCGGAAATACTAAGTAATGGTGGCATAGAGTTTATTGATAATGCCGAGTTGGAGAAGAACCTTACTCATAGAGAAAAACTACAAGAGGAAGCCAAAGAATATAAGAATCTTGACGAGCAGATAAAGGAAGAATTGAAACGATATATGCAAGACAAGACGATTATATCCTGCGGTAAATGGACGATTGAGAAGAAGGTCAATGCCAAAGGTTCAATATCGTTTGACTTTACAGATACAACAGCAAAAACAGAGTAACACCTGCCGGGGTGCGCATGGCCTATACGCATAAACTAAGGAGAGAATAATGGGAAAAATTACAGACGAAGAAGCAATAAATGGTTATGTAAAAGATTTTAGTTTTAATCCTAATTGGAAAAAACAAAAGGCACTTTGTGGATATGAGCATTGTATTGAACTAATGCCCTTGACTAAACGAACAAATAAAAGTTGTAAAGTTTTCGGACATAATTGTCCTGGTGGAAAGGAAATAGTAGATAAGTGCAATAAAACATTATACGACATTCCAAAGGTAAGGTTTGCACGATGAAAAAATCCCAAGAACAACTGATACTTGAGTATTTGAGAACAGGCAAATCAATCACACCGCTAGATGCCTTGAGGCTTTTTGGATGTATGAGATTGTCCGGGCGGATATTCGACCTAAAAAAGAAAGGCCATCGCATTGAGGAGATGGACACAGAAGTAAATGGCAAGCGATTTGCGCGGTATTTCCTTGCGTCAGAGCTAGAAGAAACAGTTGCCAATCATAACTTAACTATGGAAACGGTTATCAACATGAAAGCAGTCAATAAACAGATAGAATTTGCACGCTAAAAGGTGGTGAGGAATGGCGAAAAGATTTACGGATAGCGAGAAGTGGAACGACCCCTGGTTTTGTGAGTTAAACTCCAATGATAAACTTTTCTGGATATATATCATAGATAATTGCGATCATGCCGGAATATGGAAAGTAAACTGGCCACTTGTGAAATTTCATATTAAAGACTTTGTTTTTAACAAACAAGTATTTAACGGAAGAATTAAAGAACTTTCTAGTGATACTTGGTTTATCTCTAAATTCATTGATTTTCAGTATGGCGAGCTGAATGAAATAAACCGGGCGCATTTATCGGTTATCAACATACTTAAAAAAGAAGGGGCTTATAAGGGGCTTATAAGGGGCTTACAAGGACGTAAGGATAAAGATATGGATATGGATATGGATAAAGACAAGGACAATACTGTAGCTAAGGAAAAGTTTTTGGAGTTTGTTTATCTTACCAGACAGGAATTTGATAAGTTAAACAACATTTTGGGCGAACCTCAGGTTAAAGAGATGATTGAGCGCCTTAATAACTATATAGGCTCAAAGGGAGAGAAATATAAAAGCCACTATCATACTATTTTAAGTTGGTATAAGAAAGATCACCCCAAAGAAAGTAAGTCCTTAACTTTGCGGAGGCCACTATGAAGGAAATTTGTAAAGATTTAGCAGATTGTTCTTTAAATATGAACAAACAGATAGTAGGTGAGATTGCCACCTACGAGTTTATTGTTAATGACAAAAGATTTGGTCAGGATACTAAAAAATTGGCCAAAGAAACATTAAAGACCCTTTATCAACAAAGGAATGAATATGCAAAACAAGCAGAGTATTACCGAGCGCGCCATTCTGCACCTGAAGGATGCACACGAACTATTGGGTGGGGTAAAGCAAGACCTTGAATCAAGAATCGATGAACCGGAGTTAGGTTTAAGTTCCTTACCATATTTCAATAAGCAAATATGGGGTATTAAAAAAGGTCTAACCATAATTGGGGGCCGGACAAGTCAGGGTAAGAGTAGTTTAGCTTTGCAGATAGCCTATGACCTGGCGGATCAGCAGAAAGAAGTCTTATTTCTTTCTCTTGAGATGACTACGGGCAATTTGATAGAACGATTGTTTTGCAACAAAATGGAAGTGGATAATTTTGATATGCTTACCGGTAAGATGAAACTTAATATGGAATATCAACAAAAGTGGAACACGTTTACGCAACTTATGAATATTCCATTGAAACTCTCTTGCAGTCTGGGAAAAAGTTTTGATGATATAAATGGACTTATTGAGATATTAGAACCAAAGCCAAAGGTTATAATCATTGACTATATTCAGGCCATAAGGAAAGGGTTTAATGAGCGCGCAGATATGGATGATTATATCGTGCGGTTTAGGGAACTATGTTTAATGCACGACATTGCCGGCATACTTGTATCTCAAAACTCCCGTAAGGTATTTGATGAAGAAACTAAAGAGCCGACACTTGCCAATTTAAAGGGAACTGGAGTTTTAGAGGAAGCCGCTGATACTGTAATCTTATTGTTTTGGCCGCATTTCTACGATGAAAAGGTGGATAGGAATATATATAAAATCATCATAGCCAAACAACGCAATGGCCGCACCGGAGATCACTTCTTGCACTATATCCCAGAATATTATAAGTTTACTGATCCCGGAAAACAGAGAGAAGATAAATTAGTAGATAAGGCAATAGATACTTTTGGAGGAAGAATCCTATGACCCTCACCCAACGCTTAACAGAGATTAACGATTAGTAACGAATTGGTAATTAAATAATCGGCAGAGGGATTAACTAAAAGGAGGAACAAATGGAAACAGAAGTGAATGAGTTAAGCGTCAACGGTATCAAATATGTTCCAAAAGGTAGCGAAGTAGAAAAGGATATTATCAGCGACATCAAGATTGTTGTGTTGCAAAGAGGCTGGATTGTTGTGGGTAGGTTTGAACGAAAGGAAACACAATGTAAACTGCACAACGCCTCGGTTATAAGGTCTTGGGGAACGACTAATGGATTAGGTGAGATAGCCGAAGGTGGGCCGACATCAAGCACTAAACTTGATAAGTGTAGGGGTGTAGTTGAGTTTGATTATATGACCGTTGTGTTGACTATTGATTGTGAGGCGAGAAAATGGCAATCAAAACTGTAAACGAGGACGCTCATAGTTTAATCGGCAACAGCAGCGGCAACGGCGACGGCGACGGCTACGGCAACGGCAACGGCAACGGCAACGGCGACGGCGACGGCAACGGCTACGGCGACGGCTACGGCTACGGCAACGGCAACGGCAACGGCGACGGCGACGGCAACGGCAACGGCGACGGCAACGACTACGGCTACGGCAACGGCAACGGCAACGGCGACGGCGACGGCAACGGCTACGGCGACGGCTACGGCTAATAAGGCAGAGGGATTGTGATTGGGGTGGGGATTCCTGCCCGAAATCCCTTTGCCACTAAATAAGGAGGTAAAATGGTTTATGAATTAGAGGCTTATAATACGGATTGTAGATATTCGCAAGATGTAAGATACCGAGAATATACTTCAAGCAAGAAAAAGGCTGAGAAGTTTAATAAAATCCCGAAAATACAGTGTACCGATAGTGGACACGGAATAGTGTTTAATTCACGGGAACACAATGGAAAAAGGAAACCGATAGTAAAAACTTTAGATAGTTATGTAAGAGAACATTTGAGCCACTAACAAGGAGTGAGTGATGAGTAGACCAAGATATTTAGATTGCGTTATGACGGCAGAAGTAATTTGGAACATCAGGGAACGGCAAGAAGAATATGATAAAGACCCCGCAGAATACGAGCGCAGGGAAAGAGAAAGAGAAGAAGAACGAGAACAAGAAAGACAAGGAGAACAAGATTATTATAATAAGCAATCAGAAAGCAAGGAGTGAGTGATGGAGGACACAATGAGTTTTGATATGAAAACTTATAATAAAAGATATAAATTAAGCCACAAGGAAGCCATCAGGAAGTATAGAAAAAATTATTATAAAACACATCCCTGGGTGATAAGTTACTATAATTCCTGTGCAAGGTGCAGAAGTGGGAGATATGCAACTAATGGTGTTAAGTTTTTAATGACTCTTGATGATTTTAAGATGATTTGGTTAAGAGATAAAGCACATCTTATGAAAAAACCAAGTATAGATAGAGTCAATGGTGGTAATTACACAAAAGATAATTGTAGGTATATTGAATTATCAGAGAACTCTCGTCTTGGTAATCTTGGTAGAAAACACTCTGTAACTACTAATAAGAAAAAAAGTTTATCAATGACCGCTTTTATAGCAAGCGAAAGATGTCCAAAAAATTGGGGGTCGCACAATGCAAAATGATAGAGAAAAGGAACTTTGGAAAGTATTCGCTGAAGTTCAGGGATGCGAACCCAACAAAGAAGATTGTTCTTTTGAGAAGTGTCATAGTTGGGCAAATTGTGAAAGGCTTATAGATGCACTCTCCGCTTTAGGACAAGGCGAGTGTAAATGTTGGCACTTTGATAATGGCGAAAAAGGAAATTGTGATAATTGCGGTAAGCCACTAAAGGAGAAATAAATGGCGTGTGGAGTGATAAAGGAGTGTAGACGGTGCAAAAGAGAGTTTACTTGTGTATCAACAAGCAGGAAAGCGTATTGTGGTAAATGTAGAAACCCAAAATGGAAAGAGGAATGGCATAAAGAACATCCTTGGTATAAGCACTATCAGAGTGCAAGAAAGCGTTGCACCGCACCTCGCTATGGCTATGTGGGTAAGATTATATTTGAAATGACCCCAGACGAGTTCAAGTATCTGTGGTTTAGGGATAAAGCGTGGCTATTAAAACATTCGTCAATAGATAGAATAGATAACACAAAGGGTTATAGGTTGGATAACTGCCGATTTATTGAATGGTCGGAAAATGCACGACTTGGTGCTTTATTAAACTCTGGAAAGAAACGGAGGAAAAGATGCCCACGAAAATAGGGGTTAATCAGCACGACATTCTACATCAACACTTTCCTAACGATTGTTGTTTATGCAGGGTAGAGCAAGAACTCGCAGAGGCACGAATGAAAATTGTAGAATTAGAAAGTAAACTCCCACAGGCAAAGGAGGATGACGAAAGGAAATATCCCTGCGATATGTGCGGAAAATTAAGAAGTAAGAACGAGGGTGGAACTACTTTTACTGTATGTGATGAGTGTTGGGATAAAAGTCACCTCGAAGAAACCCCAAAGAGGATAGATAGCGAAGAAGAAATGTTAAGATGGCAACACATAATTTGTAAGTGCGGACATCAATACAATATACAAATGGGCGAATGTCCTTTATGTAGATTAGACAAAGAAGAACAAGACCGCAATGACAAGGTGTTTAATGGGGAGGGGAAATGAAGTGTGATCGGAAAACAAGAAAAGGGTTTTATGTCTGCCTATTTCTATGTTCCTATTTTTGTCTTTGTTATTGGTTCCCGGATTTCGTAATAGCTTTATTTATGCAATTTATACCTTAGAAAAATGGAAGATAACCAAGATAAGATTTTATTGGAAGCCAAACAGAGTTCGCGGAAAGAAGTTGAAAGGGTTTTACTTAAGCGCACGCATTTCACAAAAGAACATTGTAAATCAATCATAGATGAGATTTTTGGAGAAGGTGATGGAAGATAAGCAAGAGAGAGTTTTGCAAGAGATCATCCGGGTAGCTAAAGATGAGGTTCCTTTCGGCAGCTTTACTATCACCATAAGGACTCATCAAGGGAAAATATCGGGAATGAAAGAAGAACACAAGGAAAGAGAAACTACGATAGCTTAGGGTAGGCCGGCACGGTATTCGTGAGGCAATGGTATTAAGCAGCAAAGGATAGTATCCAATGCGCACCATTGCCTTTTTTATTTATGACAAAAGCGGAGTATCTTGAAATCGCAAAACGCAGAATCGGTATATGCCAATAATTCCATTCACAGAAGTCAAAGTAAATATACCTCAAAGGAAACTAAGGAAACTCTTTGAAGAGAACAGAATGCTGTCCCGCAAGGATTCCAATAAAATCAGCCGGAAACTGACTGAAATTGAGCGTGCAATAACAATGCTTCGCCACGTGGAAAGTATCGTCGGGCGGATACTTATGCGCAGGCCTTGAGAAAGTGGTTGTTATTTGTATAATTATATCATAACACTATACTTTAACTATAAGGGGCGCAGAAAGAGGAACATTAAAATATCTCAGCCGTTAAGCTAAAGAGCTTCTTTTCTTGCGCCCTTAATTAAACGAATTTAAACGAGGTTTTATGGGAAAGCAGTTTACTTCCACTTACCAACCCAAAAAGAATGGCCGCCATAAAGGGCGGACTCCTACCGATTGGCTTCGTAGATTATCGCACACTAAAATCAATTTTCATAATCCCATCACCAATAAAGATGAACAAGGGGAAGTCAATCTTATTGTAGCTATGCAGTTGATATTGAAAGCTACCCAAGATAGTGATCTTCCTTCAATCAGAGAATATTTTGACAGGATAGATGGAAAGGTCATTGATAAAACAGAACATTCCGGTTCCATTGGACATAATATATTCTACGAGGAAATCATAGCCAAGCCATTACTCAATCGTCTTGATAAGTATGCCCCCTCTAATACAAATTAAAGAACGCCTTGCCCCCTCAATAGGTTTGATGCATCAAATGGTTTTAAGGTGCATCTTTGATAAAGAAAGTCTATTGCCCGGGGAAAGGGCGGCGCTTGATGAGGCGATAAAGACCTGGCGTAAGGTGATTGATTGCCCGCCTGATGTGCTTTGGGAAGTAAAGCGTATTGAAAATGCGCTTATAGCTGATGAACAGGGACATTGGGAAAGAGCCAAGCAGTTGATTAAAGAACATAAATTAAATTATCGCCTTAAATATTCGCATGGTATCCCATTTGTTGCTGATCCCTATAAATGCAGGACTTTTGGTAAAGGATAAATTTGAATCTTACCCCTGATCAGATTGCGGCGCTCAAAGAGAGAGTCGAGTTATCCCGCCAGACTCTTGTTGATTTCCGATACCTGATGCTTGTAAATGGCAAAGATGAGGTTGCCCCTCCCAAATATCATTATGAATGGTCGGATATATTACTGAAAGAAATAGACAATTTTGCCATTGAAGGATTTAGGGAATCCGGGAAGGGGCAGATTGTCTTGCGGTCATTCCCGTTGCATTGCCTGATGTTCCCTACCGTTGAGAGGGATTATATAGTTTTAATCAAACAGAACGCTACACTTGCCGCGCAAAAACTCCTCGAAATAGAAACCGAATACTTGACCAATCCTGCATTAAACGCCAATCTTGTGGAAGTAAAACAAAAATCAGCCTCCATATTCTCGGCTGATGTAAAGGATGCCCAGGGCAAAATCCATAATATCCGCATTGAAGCCTATGGCAAGGGTTCATCAATCAGGGGCCTGTCCAACGTAGACAGAAGGCCCAAGATATGCGTATGCGATGACATCCAGGACACAGAGGATGCCCGTAGCGATACAGTGTTGGAAAGCGACTGGTTATGGTTCTTATCCGATGTGATGTTCCTGGGCCAGCATACCCGGATATTCTTAATCGGCAATAACCTAGGTGAAAAATGTATCGTTGAGAGGGTATTCAATGCCGCGGGAGAGTTGAATTTTCAGACCCGCAAGGTTGCGATATTGAATGAACAGGGCGAGCCGAACTGGATCGAGAAGTTTCCCCTGCCTGAAATAGAAAAGCAAAGGGAAAGTTTCCGCAGGGTAGGCCAGATTGATGTATGGATGAGGGAAAGGATGTGCGAGGCCACAAGTATTGAATCCAGGGTATTCGATAAGGCAGATTTTGTCCGTTATTCATATCTTTATGTGGATAACATAATCAAAGACCATAATTTGTTTATCACAGTTGATCCGGCTTCAAGTGTCAATAAATCAGCTTGCTACCGGGCAATCTGCGTCAATGCGGTATCAGAACAGAATATGTGGACGATAGTGGACTTCCCTTATGGCCGGTGGAAGTCAGATGAATTTATAGACAAGTTATTTGAGGTTGTGATCAAGTGGACACCATATTTAGGCGGCTCCCGGCGCATCCCGGTAGGCATAGAGAAAGGTCATTTCAAACAGATATTAGAACCATTCATCTATAAAGAAATGCAGCGCAGGAATATCTATTTTGATATTGTGCCGATAGAACACGCCTCGGTGGGTTCAAAGTTAGAAAGAGTGAAGATGTTGGCCCCTAGATTTAAGGCCCATACAATCCAATTACCTGAATTTTCTCCCTGGCTTGCCGAACTTGAAACTGAACTTACGGGGGTTACGATAGACGGTTTTAAATCGCTTTATGTTGATCTGATAGATGCCTTTGCTATGCAACAACAGATAGCCAAAGCCCCAATCAAGGGCCGGATGAATAGGCAAGGTATGGAAGTGGAGCAGGTAAAGGGATATGACATTTTAAACGGAAATTATAAACGTCAGCCTGTAACATCGCCGGCTTATCATCCGTTGGAGGCATAGATGCCACAACCCAATAAAAACGAAAAGAAAGCTGAATATATCTCTCGCGCCGTTAAATATATGGTTGAGAAGGAAGGATTATCCCAGAAACACGCTTTAGGCAAGGCCTATGGGATGTGGGAGCAGCATTTAAAGAATAAGAACAAAAGGCATTTGAACTATGATTGACCAGGAACAGGTTTATAATTTTATTTCCCTGATGGATGATACAGGCAGGATGTATTCTTGTGATGATGGCTTCGGTTTTTTTATTAAACTTAATGATGAATGGCTTGAAAAAATAAGGCATAACCCATTATTGCTTACCAATGCCGAAACAATGAAAGTATTATTGACGCAGGAAGGAAAGAACATACATTTTTTCGGGGTATATAGCAAACACAATGGTATCCATAAAGAGTTTTCAGCCGGCAGACAAGGCATAAAAGAGATCATCAAAAAGGAAAATCCCGAAAGTATATCTTGGTTTAATAAAGACATGAGTAGATTTATTTATAGGAGGATAGTATGCCACCAGCATTCATAGTCCCGGCGATTATAGCATCTGCGGTAATAGGCGCAGGAGCGTCTGTTATTACATCCCAGATGCAAGCTGCCCAAGAGGAAGAACAGCAGAATGAGCTTATTGAATTTCAAAGACAACAGCAGCAGGGACTTCTTTCCTATCAGGAAGCGCAGGTCAAAGCTGCCGAAGCGAAAGCCGCAGGAGCAGAAGCATTGGCAACGCAGGAAGCGAAAGATAAACTAAAAAGGCAACGGCTTTCCCAGACACAAACGATTTTAACCTCACCTTTAGGGATTCCTAGTCAGGCGAATATCGGCACAAACTCAATTTTAGGAGGTTAGTCTTGGAAAATATAGCGCAAAGACACTTACGTATTTATGACACAGAAAAGGGCAACCGGGCATCTCTTGAGGCTTATTGGCAGGAGAAAACCTATTATTGCCTGCCTCGCAAAGCCTATATTACCCGCAATTATAATTTAGGCGATAGGGCCCCTACTGATATTTATGACTCGACAGCGATTATGGCCAATGCCTATTTTGCCGCGGGGATGCAGGCTTATATGTCCGGGCCGCAGACCAAATGGTTCACAATCGGACTGCGTAACCGCAACCTGATGACCAGGCGCAATATCCTGGATTATCTGAAAGATACCGAAGATGTGTTGTATGGAATGATCAACGGTTCAAATTTCTATCAGGAAGATGTCGAGGGTTATCTTGGGCTTGGCGCAATCGGCACGGATATACTTTATCTTGAGGAAGATTTAAAAGAGGATATAAGGTTTGATAGTTTATCTATTGAGAACGTGATCATCTGCAATGACGCGGCTAACAGAGTCAATACGGCTTATATAGAATATGAATTTACTGCTTCGCAAGCCTATGGCAAATTCGGCAAGGCAGTAGGAGAGGATGTCCTCAAGTGTTATGAGAAGGGTGATTATACGACTAAATTCAAATATCTATTCTGCGTATTCCCAAGAGAAGTCTATGACCAGGGTAAGAAAGATTCTAAAAATATGCCTTATGCGGCATTGTGGATTGACCGTAAGGTTATCAAGGTGGTCAGGGAATCAGGTTTCAGGGAATTTCGTTTTATGGTATCGCGTTTCGCTAAGGCTAAAGGCAACCCTTATGGATACGCAGTAGCCGATAATATCTTCCCGGATATTAAGATGCTCAATCAGATGGAAAAGACTAATATCTTAGGTGCTCAGTTGATGGTAGCCCCGCCATTAGAAGTGCCGGATGAGGCTTTTCTTAGGCCGTTTAACTTTAACCCTCGTGGCATAAATATCAAGAACGCCGGTTATCCTAATGAGCATATTGTACCTATCAATACGGCGGCGAATGTGCCTTTAGGTTTGGATTATGTGAAATATAAACAGGAGAAGGTGGCCCAGGCGTTCTATAACGATTTATTTGTGATGATCCAGCAAATAGGCAATATGACCGCCACAGAAGTGAATATCCGCAATAATCAGCGTATGCAATTACTCGGGAGCGCAATCGGAAATATCATGCGCGAGAAATTAAGCCCTACGATTGAGAATATATATTCTATCGCGGCAAGGCTTGGTAAATTGCCCTCACTTCCCCCGGAGTTAATCAATGAAGAATATGTGATCCAATATATCTCTCCTCTTGCCCGGGCGCAGAAATCCCTGGAGTTGAATAATCTCAGCCAGGCAATGCAGATTATCGCTTCATTCGGCCAGGTCAATCCAGAAACCTTTGATAAGATTGACTTCGATGAATTGGTGGATTATACCGCAGAGGTAACGAATATAACGCCAAAAGTTATAAGAGATGATGAAGAAGTTTTGGATATAAGGACGGGCAGGGCAGAGCAACAGGCAATAGCAATGCAGATGGAGATGATGAAACAGGGCGTAGAAACGACTAAGGTTGCCACAGAAGCGGATCGGAATATCAAAGAGGCGCAAGTGCCGGCAGGAGTTAAATAATGTTTGGCTACGAAGATAAAAAACAGTTGCGGGAAATAGAAAAACAGATTACTGAAAATCAGCAATTATATCAGCGCGTATTTGACTCGGAAGATGGGCGGAAAGTCCTTAGGGATTTAGAGAAGCGTTGCTTCATAAACCATACGACCTATAACGATAATCATGGTCAGATGAGTTTCAATGAAGGCAGGCGCAGTATCTATGTCCATATCAAGAATCTATTGGAAAAAGACTTAAAGCAGATACTTGAGGATTTAACGAAGGGGGAATAAATCGGCTACGGCGAAAAACATAATCCAAGAAGCAGGTGGTATTTAAAGCGGCATCCTTTAGAGATTCAGCCGGTCGGTTGTCCTTCGGTAAGGACAGGTGTCCAAAAATCCGGCTTTTGGCATAGATTGGTAAACTTTATTAAAAACTTATTTAAAAAGGAGTAACAAATGGACAACATTTGCCCCAAGTGGATAACAAATGCCCAGAAAACATTAAAGAGTTTTTTCAAGAAATTAGGGAATAGAGGCGAAGTCGTAATCCCGTTTATCGAATCGGTTGCAGAGGAATCAAGGCCGGCAGTTACTAATTTTATCACCAATTCAGGAGCGACATCAGAAGATGTGGCAGACTTCAAATCTTTTGATGAGTTCCTATCAGGTTATAAGCCTAAAGCACCTGCTGCTCAAGGTGATTGGACTACATCATTAGATGCGGAACATAAGGCATTGGTCGGAGTGAAAGGTTGGAAAACTCCCGGAGATACCATAAAGGGATATTCAGAATTAGAGAAACTCGTAGGCCATGAGAAAATCGCAATGCCTAAGAAGGATAAGGACGGCAATTATGAACAGGGTGAACTTGACCGGGTAATGACACAGTTGGGCCGCCCGAAAGACCCTAAAGAGTATAAACCATCGGCAAATTTCAAACTTCCTGAAGGTATGGCTTTGGATGCTAAGTCTATGGGTGATTTTAACGCCAAACTGCACAAAGCAGGCTTCCTGCCGCATCAATACGCTTTGGTAATGGATGAGCTTGCTACAGTGCTTAATCAAGGCACACAGGCCCAGAAGGACGCAAATGAGAAGGCTTTTAATGAGTCTGCCCTGGCATTAAGGAATAAATGGGGCGTGGCTTATGATGAAAAGGCTAAACTGGCCAATAACGTGCTTAGGAACTTCGCAGACCCTAAACAAGGCGATGCGATTGCCAAGAAATACGGCAATGACCCGGTGATTATAGAAATGCTTGCCAACATAGGTGGAAACCTGAGCGAAGAAGCATTGACAAGATCAGATATGTCAGGGGTATTGCTTTCACCGGAAGCGGCAAAGTTAGAGAAAGATAAGATATTAGCTGACCCGAAACATCCATATTATGAAGCTGGACATCACCAGCATAATTATTTTGTGGACAAGGTTATGCAGTTGAACAAAATGATCGTAGGGTAATAAACTTGCGGACAGGTAAGGTGTAAACCCCTGTTCAAGAGTTGAACAAGAAGTCGGATAAAGGTTAGAATGGAACTTGATAGAGTAAAATTTGAAGGTAATAAACTATTTATAGAATATCCATCAGGAAAAGCAAGACATTTTGGAAAAATTTTAAACTGTCAAAAATGTAAGATGGAATTCTTTAGTTTGAATAGCGAAAGAAAAAGAAACCGAGGACAATTTTGTTCTAAAAAATGCGCTAAGTCTAAAGATAGGGTGAAATCTTATGATGGACATATTTTTATTAAAGATTTGAATCACCCTTTTAGGAACTGCCTCAATTATGTTTATGAACATCGTTTGATTGTAGAAAAGATGATTGGTCGTTATCTCCATAGATGGGAAGTAGTACATCATATTAACAAAATCAAGGATGATAATAATCCTGAAAATCTAATGGGATTTGCGAAAAGTGGGACTCATTCAAGATTTGAACAAAATCTATCTATTGACCCAAAGGATATTATCTTTGATGGTAGAAAATTATCCGTAACAAAAGGTAAGGTATAAACCTCTTAATTACGGTGCAACAAGTAATTGGATAACCTTCTTGTGAAGGCCCAAAAAAAGTTTTGAGCTTTAAAGGCCTTGAAAAAGATAACCTAAAAGCTAAAAGGTTAATAGGTTAATTTAACATTACAAGGAGGTTTCAGATGGCCGTTGATACTGCATTAGTCCAGCAATACAGCGACAATATCATGCTGCTTACTCAGCAGATGACATTGAAAGTCGCTCCCACGGTAACTCAGAAACCAAACTGCACCGGAGAAATCTCATTCCAGGATCAGTTGGCTTCCGAAGATGCAGATGAGAAATTAGCAAGAAACGAAGTTGTAAGAAATACCGATCCGAACTATGCCCGCAGGGCAATCTTCCCACGTTATTTCTACAAAGCGCCTTTAGTTGACAATATGGACAAAGTATTGTTAGCCAAAGACCCGACCAGCGAAGTCGTGCAGAATAACGCCGCTTCTTTAGCCCGCGCAAAAGATGAGGTAGTTTGTAACGCCTTTTTTGCTGTCGCTAAGAGTGGAAAAGCAGGAACCGTTGATGCCACTTTAGCCGGTAAACAGTTGATTGCCGCAGGCGCAACCGGATTGACTATGGCTAAAATCCGTCAGGCAAAGAAGGTTCTTGATCAAAATGAAGTACCAGCGGATAACAGGTCTTTTGCTATTTCCGCTGAACAGGTAGAGGATTTGCTGGCTATTACAGAAGCAACCTCGGCTGATTACGCGCAGGTCAAGGCGTTAGTCAGTGGTATGCCGGGAACGATTTGTGGGTTTAATTTCGTTCAGACTGAAAGATTGCCGGTTGATCCAGCTCTTGCGACCACAAGATATTGCGCCGCATACCATAAATCAGGCATGGTGCTTGGTACATGGATTGATCTGAAAGCGTCTATTGATATTATGCCGGGTATCCACTTCTCAGCGCAGATATACGCAGGCCAGTCTTATGGCGCAACAAGGTTAGAAGAAGTAAAGGTAGTCCGTGTAGGTTGCACGGAATAAGAAATTAGATAAGAAAATAAATAATTAAATATGAGGAGGTTTTTAAAATGCCTACTTTTTACGGAGTAAACAAAACGTTACAAAGAACCGGGACAACCGCCAAGATCGAGCCGGAGTTACAGGGTGGAAAGATACATTGTTTGGTTGACGAATATACCTTTCTGACAACCGAAGCGGCAGCAGATGTAATCCAGTTAGGCGGGATGAAATTACCTGCTGAAGCGCGTGTTGTAGGTTGGGATATTGACCACGGTGATTTAGCAAATAACAGGACGCTTGCTTTTGGAACCCTTGCGTCTGCTGCTGTGTTTATGGCTGCCGCAGATTGCGGAGCTGGCGCTGCAAAGAAAAATTATGAAGCCAACGGCGTAGCAGGTTCATTAGGATATGAGATTTCTGCTGGCGATGGACAGATTCCGACTTTGACTTTAGGTGGTGGCGCGGCTGCTGCTGTAAAAGTCATTGTGGCCATCTTCTATGTCTGCAAAGGCTAAATAAACAATAATGGGGCGGGAGCAATCCCGCTTCATTATCAAATAGGAGGGAATGATGCGAAAGTTCATAATTATATTTTTGACATTGCTGATGGCGATATTCATTGTATCTCCGGCATTAGCATCGGTAGGTGTAAAACTTGATGGAGTTACTCAAGGGGCCGCCACGGATATTAACTGGCCATCGGGAACCACGATAACGACTGATGGTTCTACTTTTACGGTTACACAACCGAGTGGCCCGATAGCGGCAATCACATCAGGTACTATCTCAGGGGCAACAATCACGAGTTCTACTCTTAACAGTAGTGTCATCGGCGGTGTTACTCCGGCGGCGATCATAGGAACGACTGTAAACGGTACGACAATTACCGCTACAACAGGTAATATTATTAACGTAAATGCGACTATAGTAAATTCACCGACTATAAGCGCTACGACTATTACCTTGTCTACTCCGAATGTAGGGACTGTAGAATTGCCATTAAACAGTTTCTTGTTTGAGAATACTGGCACACCATTGACTACGGCAACAACTCCGGGACTTGAGATTGATAATGTTATTCCGGATATTGTTTGGTCTGATGGTGAAACGAGTGCGGTTCAGGTAACTTTCAAGGTTCCAAGCGATTATCTCTCCGGGGGTGCGTTCAGGTTATTCTGCGATAGTTCTAATTCAACTACACCTGAACAGGTTGACTTTGATGTATATGTCAATGGTAACAATACCGCCTGGGATGCCGCGGCAACTGATCAAACACCTGTTGCATTATCAACCGGTGCAGGAACTCCTTGTATAGTTACACTTACACCGGCAACTGATTTTACGGGACTTGCCGCTGAAAAAGTAGTAACTTTAAGGACGTGGAGAGATAATGTTTCAACCGGCACGGGTGATTTAGAAGTATCCTATGCTGAATTTTACTACAACAGGAAATAAGTGCGGGATTTAAAGTTCAAGATTGCATCTTGGATGGTGATAGGAGTAGGAGTCCTGGGGTTTATCCCAGGATTCCTACCCTTTCGCACTGGCAAGGTCATCCTTGTCGAGTGGGCGATATTCTTTGCTATCGCATTATGGTTTATTAAGAATATCTGGGTCAGGTTATTTTTGATATGGTGCATATTAAGGGTAGTGATAGGGTTAAATCAATTCTCCCAGATTACCTTACATACGATTGTATTTGCTATGGTTTTATTTCAGATACTATCGGATAAATTAAACAAGGATAGAATCAATACCATACTGAATGTCATCTGCGGGCTTGCTTTACTTCAATCTGCTATGGTGATCCTGCAAAGTTTCGGAGTATGGTTTATAACTTTTCCTTTAGGTGTTCCTACCGGGACTGCCTGCCATATTTTATTCCCAAAAACACTGCATTCAATATATATATTCGGCAATCAAATCAGGGCTGTTCCCGTAGGTTTTCTTGATAACCCGAATATAGCCTCGGCGTTCCTTGCTATGTGCTTACCCGCGTTCTTTAGAAAGGAACGTATACGTTTAGTTTTTTTCATAATCTTGGCATTGGGTCTTATCCATTCCTTTGGCGGGATATTGACCTGCGTTATAATTTCCGCAATATTCTTAGGGGTAAAATTCGGGAGGAAAGGTTTATTATTTCTAATCCCCGTAATCTTAATATTTACCATGTATTTCACAACTTCCGAAAGCGTCCCTAATATTTTAGATTTAAGTAACAGGCGTGAAGTATGGAATTTCCATATAACCAAGTTGATACCCAAACGGCCCATAATCGGTTGGGGCTTGGGGCAAGAACCTTTCCTTGCGTCTATTATAAGGAAAGAAATCAAACCCGATGACCAAAAATGGGCGCATTCTCACAATGAGGCGATTTCTTTAACTACTGAATTGGGGTTGATTGGCTTATTTATTGTGTGTGGGTATTTTATTACTACATTCAGGAAACTTAAAAAGCACAACTTAATCATCACCTGCGGTTTAGTGGCGTGTATTTTAGCGTCTTTATCAATATTTTCAATGCACTCAGCGATAGGATTGCTATTGATAATTTATATGGCAATGGCTGAAAGGAGTAAACTCGATGGCCTCACAGGTTGAAATCTGCAATTTAGCCTTACGTAGTTTAGGGGCCGTAAGTATAGCGGCCATAGACGAAGATAGTGAAAACGCTTGGAAGATGAGTGCCGGATATAATATGTATCTGCGCGCTTTATTGCGTAGCCACCCGTGGAGTTTTGCCAAAAAAGAAACAACTCTTTCGCAACTTGCCGAGGTTCCGGTATTGGAAGATTACGCGCATATATACGAGTTACCTCCCGATTTTGTGCGTTTGAATAAGACAAGCGTTGAACCTGATTATTCACACAAGATAAAAGGGCGCAGGTTATACAGTAACGCGGATGCCGTAAAGATTGAATATGTTTATTTCTGCACAGACCCAACGCAATATGATGATGCGTTTGTCGAAGCATTTGCGGCAAAATTGGCGGCCGAATTAGCTTATTCAATCACAAGGGATAAGGATGTGGAGAAAATAAGGAAACAGGAATTTATGATAAAGTTAAATTACGCTAAATCAATGAACGGGCAAGAAGTTACTCCAGACGAAGCGCAACAAGACCAATGGTTAAATAGTAGGTTATAAATTATGAAAGTAGAATCTATAATAAATAATTTCGTAGCAGGTGAACTTAGTCCGCGTCTTGCCGGGCGCACTGATATAACCCAGTATTATCAGAGTGCCGATGAATTGCTCAATATGATCGTGGAATTTTACGGCGGCGCGAAGAAATCTCCCGGGACTTATTTTGTCAATGAAGTCAAGACATCCTCATTAGCCACAAGGATCATCCGTTTTGTGTTCTCCGATACCCAGGCATATACCATAGAAATAGGCAATCTTTATATGCGGTTTTACATGGATGACGCAACTACCGGTAAGGGAGGGGCGGTACTTGAAACAGGAATAAATATCACCGCAATCAGTTTAGCCGCACAATGTCTTATTACCGCCGCCAATGCTTATACAAACGGAGATACAGTATATATTTCAGGTATAGTCGGGACTACGCAATTAAACGGAAGAAGGTTTATAGTATCAGACCAGGCTGCGGGTAATTTTAAGATTAAGGATATTGACGGGAATTATATTAACAGTACAGGATATACCGCCTGGGTATCCGGTGGGACATCGGCAAGAGTCTATACTTTGACTACGACTTATACCACGGCAGATATATGGAATTTACAATTTGCCCAAACCGCAGATTTATTATACATAACTTTTGGCGGTAATACAGCGACTCCGGCAGGTAGACCCCAGAGAAAATTGACCCGCACAGGCCATGCGGCATGGACTATCACGGATATAGATTATTCAACCATAGCAAACCGTCCCGCCTTAATGCTTTCCAATGTATTAGCAACAACAATCTTTCCGACCGCAGACATAGGAGCGGGCATAACACTTAATGCAAGCGTAGCCATATTTGACGAAACCCATGAAGGTTCGATATGGAGGATAAAAAATGGATATGTAAAAATTACCCACGTTGCCGCAGGCCCTTTAAATACTGCTGCTACTGCCGATGTATTAAATGGCGGAAATCTTGCCACAGGCCCGGGAGCTACAACAGATTGGGCTGAAGGCGCATGGAGTGGATATAGGGGGTATCCTAGAGTAGTTACTATCAGCGAAGGAAGGTTGATATATGGATATACAAAAAGTCAACCGCAGACGACCTGGGGATCTTCAGTCGGGGCCTATGAAGATTTTGGACTTGGTGCATCTGGCGCTGATGCAATAGAATTTACCGCAGATACTAACCAGGTCGAGGTTTTGAACTGGTTATTCCCGGCGAATGAGATATTAGTAGGGACTCCAAGCGGCATATCAAGTTTAGGGACAGGAAGTGATACTTTAGCTTTGACTGCTTCTACCGGCAGGATGAAGAAGAAAACCAGATATGGGACATCAACTATCATGCCGCAATCAATAGGAAATAATGTTTTTTATTGGCAGAAATACAATAGGGTATTAAGGGAATATGTCTACTCACTTGACGAGGATAATTATTTGGCAAATGACGCAACGGCAATATCAGACCATATTTCAGAAAGCGGGATTGTTGATATGGCTTACCAGCAATCACCGCTTAATATCTTATGGTGCATCAGGGCAGACGGAAAACTTGCGGTATTCACCCGGCAGATAGAACAGAAAGTATCCGCATGGACACTGCATGATACCCAGGGATTTTATGAGAGCGTGGCGGTGATCCCCAAGACAAGCCATGATGAGGTATGGTTTGTGGTGCGCCGGGTGGTAAATGGGGTAACAAGGCGTTACATAGAATATATGGAAGCCCCTGAATTTACCGACCAAGAGGATGCTTTTTTTGTGCATAGTGGATTAACACTTGATACCCCCTATACAATCACAGCAATAACAAAAACCAATCCTCCTGTATTAAGTTGCGTCAATAGCCTTGCCGACGGGGATATTATCAAAATCAGGGGTGTTGTGGGAATGACGGAAGTAAATTATAAGAAATATATAGTCGCAGGAAGGGCGGCAGGAAGTTTTCATCTCCACGATTTAGCAGGGGTCAATGTGGATGCTTCTCTTTATACGACTTATATATCAGGTGGAGAAGCGCGTAAATGTGTATCTACTCTATCAGGATTAGACCATTTAGAGGGTAAGACAGTATCAGTATTGGTAGATGGGGCAAACCATCCCACCCGCGTAGTGGCAAGTGGAGCAATTACCTTAGACGATACCTATTCGCAGGTTACGGTAGGGTTGGGATATACGGGAAGGATCATCA